AACAGCGATATCACTAGCGGTTGTAGCTGTGAACTTACCAGAAGCAAATGTACCAGCGATAACAGAACCTTCATCGCCAAACTCACCTTCCGGATAAGCGAAAACTGTTCCTGCCTGGATAGTTCCATTTGTCGGAACAGTCAGAGAAAGTTCGCCAGCAGTTGCGCATTCAATCGTCTGAGAGTCAGCATAGATAGCTTCATCATCAATCACGCCATCAGAAAGCATAGCAAAGAACTTGAACGGATAAACCTGTGCTTCAATTGTCATTGTGCCTTCAAGCGGATTCTGAAAAGCGATACGTCTCGTACCTTTTGCCATAGCATAAACAGAATCAGAAGAAATGGACACGCCAGTTGTGTTTGCTGTATCAAACTTCAAGAACGGAGCCATTGTCTTCAACACACGAATATCAACATCGCATACCTGTCTGTTTGCAAAATTATTTCCAATACTCATGTTTAGTTTTCCTCCTTAAAATTGGACATAAAAATAGACCGCTTTTTTAGCGATCTGTTTATTTGAAATGATTCTTGTACCAAAGAGAAGCGTTAAAAGTTTTCTTTTCATCGCCCCAAACAGATACACGTGTAGAATCTATTTCGTATATTGCATTTGCCATCAAACGGTTGAATGAATCTAACAGTTGATATATTGTCAAATCATGTACGTTCAATGGATTTATTGAAGGATGCCGATTAGATACGGCAGAAATAATATTCTCTAACTGCAAATCTGGATTCGCAGCTTTGCTTTTCTTATTCTTCCGCTCGGCTTCTCGCATTTTCAGATACATCTCTTTAGCCATCTTATTTTTAAACTTCATTTCTTCAATGGGAGTTTCCATATCATCATTGATTGCGCAAACCTGTTGAAGTATAAATAAGACGCTATCAAACGTATCTTTAAAAATTATTCCACTTATATTTTCAGCAACTTCTTTATTCTCTGAGTCCGTAAGGTCTATATCTTTTTTAAGTAAGAAGAATACATTGTCAACAAACTTTACACATTCTATTTCAAAGAAAAATGTAAACAGTTCACAATAGGTTGCTTGCAATTTGGGATTTCGGCAAATTGCATCATACATCGTGCATTCTTCTTTTTCTTTTTCTGATAAATGATTCCAAAAGACTTCTGCACCTTCTTGATCTAAGTCTGTGTAAAAGTCGTTTGGTGTCATTTTTAAAAACGATTCATATAAGTAAAAAGATTCAAAGCCAACATCCTCAATATCTGAGATAGTTGGTTTCCTTACTTTTCCGATTGACAGCGACAACGGCTTGCGAGAGAGAAGTGTCCCATAGCTAAGAATCATCTAAAGTTCGGAACGCTGAACGTCAATATGCGACCGTAAAACCTTGTGGCATTATAAATGATTACGCTGTCTAAATTCATTTCTCCAATGCCAAACTTATTCCTAACTTCCGGATCAAGCAACGTTTCCTCAATCATACGTGAAAGAATGTCTGTGCGGTTGCCGTGATAACCCTCAACATAGCATCCATCAACCACATCTCTGTGACAAATGGCATAAAGCGTTACTTTGCATTCTTTCGTGTTCGTATGAATAATTGGAATTGTTACATCATAGTAAATATAAGTTCCTGTATCCATAACCGTTTCATCCACAAATAAATGTGAATTAACGTGTTTGTTAAATTTTTTTGTTAATTGTGCGCTATTCATTTCTGACATATCACCAAGAATTAAATTCTTAATATTGTCATTTTGGAATAACGCTTTGTGTATCTTTTCCTTGAATAAACCAAGATCATTGATATTCTTATTCAACATAGCTTTACTCCAAATTAAATGAATGGCCGTATTGTAACTGTGATTGTTGACGGTTTATAACCATCGCCAGTTAAAGTCAATTCAAAAGACTTGTTGTTAAGTTTAGGATTATTAACAGATATGCTAATTGATGTATCAGTTTCATAAGTTTCAAGTTCTTCTGAAAAATCACAATCAATCGTCCAATGAGCAGTAACGCTTTCACCACCAAAATTGGCTGTAAATATTCCATCGTCAATGCCATTGTAGATAATATCTGAATCATACTCGATTGTGCATTCATCTAATTCCGGTATAACATTATCTTCCGGAACGTCACATAACCAATGACCAGTGCCATTGATACGGTAAAAACCATCATTCTTATGTTGTTCATCCTGTGTGGCAATAAAGCAAACAACACCTTCGCCTTGATAATCGTATAGAATCGTGTCGCTTCTTGTCAGCATATACGTTGACAACAAATTATTTGTATCAACTTTAACATCATCGCCAAACGATTTTTCATACAATCTACATCTTTTGTCAATTACGAAACGTTCTCTGTCTTTAATATTGATACACTTATCATCGTCCGGAATTGTAACGTATAACTGGTCACTTCTAACGAAATAGAACTTCATGCCTGTTTCACCATTGTTGTACTGCGATGCAGATGTAATGGCTGCCCATCGTTCCACAAGATCACCGTATTCATCTATCCATTCAAGTTTCCAATTACAGATAGTCGCAACAGCTTTCTCATATATCGTATTGTTGTCAACATTAGAAACAATAATCCAATAACGATTTTCATATTTGAAATACATTCCTGGTTTGCATGTCCCAATAGGAACAAGAAACTGACGATTAAGAGACTGTAATTGAGTATCTTGTACACGATTCTGCACAATGGCTTTTAACTGTGTGCATTCTGATAAATCATAATTGTACAACTCAACATCAATTCCAGCTTCTTCAAGTGTTTCAAGAAACGGTTCAGTAAAGTCCTCCACTTCAAAACCGCTGACAGACGAATGAGGGGGAGAGAACAAGTACCATTCTTTAGCCATATTCCACCACCTTAAACGTATGCTGTCGGCAGAACATTGTTAATCATTTCAATTGACTTTGATGTATCGTAATCAAGTTCGCTTCGTGCTGCTGTCTTCTGACCGTTTGAACCGTCAATGCTAAGATCACGACCAACGATTGAAACACGCTTATTTACCCTTGATACTTCTCGCTCTTGATATGACTGTTTCATAAATGCGCCCAAAGTATCAATCACATATCTATCTAATTTACGGTCAAACTCCAATGTGCTTTCATCGAATGTTAATTCATCCAACTCCACTGAATATCTGCCGATTGCTTTCAATAACCAAACAAATTCCAAATCATCTGATATGACTTGTTTATCCCTAAACGATGATTCAAAACTGTCATAAACATCTTGCGCTGTGGTATTAGCCATACTTAACACCACCTTTCCTCGTTAAGAAAGTTTATAGCCAGTATAATCTTCGACAAAACGGATTTTGTCATAATCATTCAGTTTTAATCTTTGGATTGCTGTAATTGCTGCATACTTTTCCGCTCTGGTATAAATAGCTTCTTGAAAATTTTTCTTAAAAGCATTAAGTGTTTTAAGAGCGAATAATGACTTCATCTTTTCATCAGAGAATGCAAGCTGCTTCTTTGATCCGTCTTCTGATTCAAAATCCAACTCAACCCTTGTAGGTGCGTCTTCAATAATCAAAGTCGGATGTGAACCAAAGCCATCTGTACCTGTAAACAGACGATTGCCGTTCTGAACTTGTGCAATGATTTCACTTCTTGACAAACGTGTTGTTCCGAACGGAGCAATTGTCAAATCGCCAAAACCTTCAATGCGTGCAAATCCAACATTCCAACCAGCGATACTTCTTACAGTAACCTTCTGGTCTAATTTCAGTTCTTCTTTATTATCCATAATTCCTCATTTCAACTAATGCCGACAAAGCCAGCATAAATACGCTATCAACTAAACTTGTGTTTCATTTCTCCATAAACCGCAATCAGTTTATCAAGTCTTTCCGATTTACTAAAAATCCAATATCTATGACCGCTATTCGAATTCACTTTTGATGTGTGGCACTTTTCGCCAAACGCCGTAAGGAAATGATATAAGCGCATAGAGTAGCAGTAAAAATTATTCTTGTTTTCCATTTTGAATCCAAAACAAGGAGAGCCGTAATCGACCCTCCTTGTCAAAGTTCTTATTAAATTACCCAATAGGTAATTTTCGTTACCTATGGTTTAGTGACACCAATCAGCTATTACTGTGACAGACCGCCAATAGTATTGTCATAGATTGTGCCAATCTTCCATTCCTGTGTCTTAGCAACGTCAACAGCAACTTCAAGATCAAAGCGTGTTTCAATCTTGCCGTTCTTAACGTTGTTACCTGTGAAGGAAGTAAGACCGCCACGTGTCCATGTAGCAATCGGAGAATTCACGCCCTGCGGAATAACGAAACCAAGACCAGCCGGAAGAAGCGTCTGGAAGTTCTTTTCGTTAGCGCTATCTGTAACAGTCGGCTTGTACAGATCATACGGATTCGGCATCTCGGAAAGAAGTGCGCCATTGTACATTGACAAAGCGCCATTAGCAGCCAGTTCATTCATCTGTGCTTCGGAAATACCAGTGATAGTTGTGTTGTTCACAGAACCAACATAACCCGCCCACGGTGTAAACTGAGAAATAAGAGCATAGTCAGCAATAACAGTCGGTCTGCCGTTACGTCTTACGTTCTGCAAAACCTTGTCAACACCAGCCTTTGTCAAGCCAGAGCCTTCAAACTGGTACTTAACACCAGTAGCGTCCTTGATTGCATTGTAAACTTTAGTAACAACGGCAAGCAGAGCCTTGTTTCTGATGGTTGTCTGTACCTGTGCCATGCCTTCGTTTTCCTTAGACATATCGCCAAGAGCAACCCTTCTGTAATCTACAGCGTAACCACCGGAGATTGTGAATGTCGGAACGGTGTATCTTTCCTCTGCGATTGCCGGAAATACAACGTCACCGCCAGCAGCCTGTTCTCTAGCCTTTTCGCCAGCATAAACAGTAATCTCACGCTCGATTGTTTCATCATAGCCAAGTGCCTGATAATTACCGAAAATACCAAGCAGTTTGATCTCCTGCATAATCGGAGATTCGATTGTCCAACGTCTCAGCGTATTAAGTTCAGCAACAGCATTGTAATCGCCATTGCCAGCACGAACACCAAGTTCCTTGATGTAATTAACTGCGCCATTAACCTTCTCTGTATTCAGTGCGAGAGAGTCAAGATTCTTTCCGCTAACCATTGCTGCGAAAACTTCTGAAACCGGAGATTTCTTGTTCAGCTTCGGATTAATTGCGAAATCTGAATCTCTCTGAATGTTATTAAGTTCATAACTTGTAATCATATTATTAATCCTCCTAATCAAGCGAATTATGCGCTCAATACTCTAACTTTAACTGCGTTCTCTGTCAGAGTTGTCTTTTCAGTTACCTTGAAATAGATGCCAGCTTGCGGCGCTGATGCAGCGATTTGAAGAGTACCATCTGCCTTAATTGTAAGCAGAGTTGTGCCAGCCGTAATAGAAGCGAATGATTGACCAGTACCATAAGAGATATGCTTCTCGTCAACAACCAGCTTCTTGCCAATCCATGCATCAACCTGGTATCCATTCAAGAAATCACCAGCCGGAATAACTACATCATGCATGTAAGCATTGTCACCAGCGAATTCATTCATTACAAGATAAGTAATACCATCGCCATCTGTGATAAAGCTATAGTTAGCAACATCATTCTGAGATGTAAGTGTCGGCTCGATCTTTGCAACATCGTACATCCCTAAAGATTCACATTTAATCATTTTAAATTCCTCCTTAATTTAAAAAATACTGTTGTCTTCTTCTTCCTTCTTCACAGTCTCAACCGCTGCAAAGATATCCTCAACAGTATCAATCTTTGAATTCTGTTCAGCAGCTACCTTCGCAGCTTCTTCAACAGATTTGATTCCAATTCCCTCATAAATCTTATTAACAACAGAGTTAATTTCAGATGTAAGCGGAGAAGCATTGAAAGCATCAATCTCAGCCTGTGCATAAGCCTTCTGCTCGTCAGTGAAAGAAGCGATTGCAGAATTAAGTTCCTCAACCTTCTTTGCTGTCTCAATAGCAGAAATCTTTTCATTCAGTGAATTAACTTCTGATGTAAGAGATTCGTTCTTAGATGCAAGGTCAGCGTTTTCAGTCTTAGCGCTTTCCAGTTCAGAAGTAAGTGCATCTACCTTACTATTCAGTTCAGAGATTTCAGCATCCTTAGCTGTAACTGCTTTATTAGCTTCTGCAACTGCTTTGTCACACTCAGCCTTATAAGCATTCATTTCAGCATTAACGCCTGTAACCTCTTCGACAATTGCCTTAATTTCAGCCTTGTCCATTATCGTTTCCTCCTTGAAATTTTGAGATTCGTTCAACTCTAATATAGTTGCTGTTTGGTCAGCGGGGAGAACTCCCAACAATGCATATCCAGAGTAATCAAAAACCATCGGAATACGGCCTTCATCTTTATAACCGTACTTATAAACGATTGCATCATTATCTGTAGTACGCAGAATTTCAACACTGCCTTTCGGCGCATTGCCTTCCATCAAATCATGGTCAAGACGTTCGCAGAAATTGTGATAGCAAAGGCTGTCAATTTCACCTTCGCCAATCATAAATTTCTTTTTGACCACTTCGCCAAATTCATCTGTGGTTTCGATTTCCTCAACATATGCTTTATCAAAAAATCCGATCATAGTTGCATTTTCGAAAATTGGTACACCGTCAATAATATCGGTTGCGCCATGTCCCAAAATTTCTGTACGATCCTCATTGATAAATTCACATCTGATACTTTTTCCTACGATGGAGTCAGCGGCTTTTTTGCAGTATTCTTCAATCCATGTGATACCATTTGCATTAAAGATTGTTCCAACCTCATTGACCGCATCGACACACGAATCCGGATAAATTTCGTGCAAAATTACTTTGAATTTTCTTTGACCATTCGAAGAAACTTTTTCTGAAAGTTCAAATCGTTTCAAATGTTTACACCATCCTTTCGTGTTTATATATAAAAAGAGAGCAGTGTAAAACCGCCCTCTGCTTATATCTTATTCGATTTAGTCTGTACTAGGTTTAGGAGCATCATTACTCCCATTGGCTCTAGTGGCAATCGTGGTTTCAACCATTGAGTCTTTGTCAACAGGTCTGCCACCTTTATCATCACCATTATTGCCATTATATGTAAAAGAAGTCATATGAACAGGATATTTATTTTCAATATCGTCTTCAAGTTCTTGATCCAGAAGCGCAAAGAAAACATCCGGCTTAATGCCGACAGCAGCAGCCCAAAGAGAAAGACTACCTTTGCCCTGTAAATACAACTCTTTAGCGTAAGCGACCATATCTGTTTTGTTTACATGAGTAATTCGCAGATAACTTACACTAACCTTATTGCTACTATCTTTAACAATATTCTTATTGATAACCTTGTTTAATTCATACTCAATTGATTCAAGATACTGAAAAATCTGAGCGGAAACAAGTTCAAGATTTTCATGCTGTGCGGAATAGCTACCAGAACCAACGCCATTGAGCAATCCACCAGCAAGACCAATATCAAGTGAAATCTTGTCATTGAGATTTGATTCGTACTTATCGTCAAAGATATCTGTGTTTGCAGCCTGGATAGCGTCAATCTTTGTACCTGCTGCAACAGAGAAGAAAGAAGTACCGCCTAAATTGTTCTTGTTCAACACGGCAGACTTTACAGCGTCATGCTGTCTTTGCTGCTGTGTCTTTGTAAGAGCGGAAGTACCCTTATCTTTTCCCTCCGGAAATGTCTGGTATATAATACGATTGTTGATTTCATCTAAAACATTACGCTTTGTCTGAGTAAAATAATCACCATACAAAATATCAGCGATGGCTGCTATTACAAGCGGTCTGCCCCACGGTTCATCTTGTTTACTCTTTATCTTACAAACAATCGTTTTGTTTGAATCAAGAACCACCCAATTACCTTTTCTGTTTTGGTTTTTACTTTTTGTATTATAAGCATCTCTAATTTCCTTCGGATATTTGCGCAATTTATTTTCAACTGATTCACCAGTAGAAAAATTGAAATAATCTAAGTTAAATGCAATTACATAATTTGAATTTTTCTTACCTACAATTTTTGTGTAATCTGCCGGAAGAGAAATAACACTTGCATTAATACCTAAATCATTGATCTCATAAATTGTTTCCACTTCATAATCAGATAAGAATTTCTGATTGTTAAGCGGTCTGGTATTAGTTTCAAAATAATAGAACGCAGTTCCCTCAACCATCATTCTAAACAAAGCGTCTCTTACAAACTCTTTGTCTTTGATTGTTTCAAGCGTGGATTCCATCAGCATACGATTCTTTTTCTTCTTCTTTTCGCTGCGTCCATACGGAACAACCACACGATCAAGGGTCGGCATCGCAACCATATAATCAACTGAATTACTAAAAGTACCATTCGTGCCGTACAGAACTAATGATAGTTTCCTAAGAAATTCATTATTAGCCATTGGGTCTTTCACCAATTCTTTCAACTGCTCCGGCGAACAATAGTCAAAGATGTTTAGTCCAAAGTAATAATTGGACAGCGCAACTCTGCCATGATATGACTCATACTCATAGGATTCAGTATTGCCTTTATTGGATTGAACAGTATTTGTCTCACTTGCTTTCTTTTTGGGAGGACGCCCCCTCTTATTCGGAACAGGCGAGACGTTATCTTTTTCAGCCATATATCCTCCTTAGTTTATCAAGACTTCAAATTCATAATCTTCAACATTAGAAAGTAAGTCCTGTTCAAGATAATCACAAAACAGAGAACCATAAGAAACAGAAGTATATCTGTCCTTTCGATTGTTTCCTCTTTCGTGAATTGTAATTATACCTGTTTGTACGTTCTTCTCATAAACAAGTCCAGTAGTTTCGCTAATCAAGGCTTGCGTCTGTAAGAACGGATTTTCGAAAAATATCTGTGTATCTGCGTCTGGTGCATCTACATATTCTTTGTTGTTCGGAAGTATCTCTTCGCTTGCAACATCGAAACCAACTAGCAAATCTATCCTCTCTTCATCTAATACACGTTTAAAGTTTTGTGCAATTTCGCTGTTGAGTTTCGGAGTAGCAATTACAGCAAAGATACATGGCGTAGCGCCTTCCGCTTTTACACGGTTTGCGGTCTTTTCATCATTCATGCAAGACAATGGAGCGTATTCACAATCTCGTTCTTCATCATACATAACTCTAGCTAAATTATCGTACACAGAAATCAAATTGTTATCGCATGAGTTTTTTGTCTCACGCTTCTAATGGTTACTGTTCCCATTAGTTCAGCATATCTTTTTACCATGATTAATAAATTAATTTTAGGCATTGAAGTCTCTTGGATATATTATATTCTGCATTGCAGTTTCAATATCTATGCGTTGCCAGTGGTCATCCTTTTAAAAATAACCTTCCTGTCGGATTTGCATTTCAGCATCCCCGCTTTTTACTTCAATCATAATTCTGAATGTTTCCAATTTCAGAACGGCATTTCTACCAGCATTTCTAAGGTCAAGTACGATATAATCAGCTTCAAAGTCTTCATAAAGCTGTCTGATTCTTATAGATTGTTTTACTGTGTCACCGCCTTGAATGGCCTCCATGTATGGAACGATACGTCTATAACCGCTATTAACATTTATCGTATCATCATTGTGCCTATTGTATGTTTGATACTCCGGCAAGAACCGCATACAAGAGAAAATAGAATTG